TGTCTTCGGCATCTGTCAGGGTGGAAGCATCAAGACTATTAGCAGACCCTAATGTGGCCCTAACGGTAAAGGCGTTAAAGGCATCTAATGAGGTAGCAATACAAGCCCAGACGCTCACAGACAGAGACAGAGTACTGTCAAAGCTTAGAACGTGGATGGATGACGCAGGGCCGTTAGACACTAATAGGATTGCATCAGCTAGGCTGTTAGGTCAAAGCGTAGGACTATTCAAGGAAGTGACAGAGACAGTGTCAATAGATAGAGATGCTGAGAGTGTGGCTAGTGAGATTGAACGTAGGCTAGGCTCACTGCTTACAGCTAGTCAAGAGCAGGAATCAGAGCAGATTATTCCCAGTGAGAATGATTCCCTGCACTAATTCTGAGGGCTAGAGTACTATCACCCACCCCCCCTTATAGCAGGTGCGTACCTGATATCCATATACATAGTGTTTCACTCAAATAATTACTAGATTTTCCATTGACGATTACCCTTTTTTTTTCAGAATAAGCCTCATGTTTATTTCTAAAAAAATTTTATGCAAAAAAATTAGGTTTTTTCCTGCTAGGCCCTTGCATTATTCTGTCAAGAGCGTAAAGTCAGTAAAATCTAGAGATTCCTATCAGGAATATTCCTGTTTAGATTCCTTCTTCTTAGCATGTCATCTTAGTTTTAAGTTTAATTCTATATAGGTAGAGTCCTAAGACAGGAATATTCCTGTAGAGGGTTCTATATTTAATTTGGAGAAAGGTTATGCCCAATGAAACATTGAAAGAAGAACGTGCGAGACTAAAGCGTGAGACCAAAGCTTTAGGTAAGAACCTTAAAGGTTCGCGTAAGACTCCACAAACAAAAGAAAAACCTGTTTTACTTGAGACTGTTTTTGGTCGAGTAACCGAAGAAGAGTTTGATAGAAAATCTAAGGCGTTTGAAAAGAACATGAGAAGAGGTTCTACAGTCGATAGGATAAAAGCATTTAAAGGAGAAGATTTTGTGAAAAAGAAAAAAATGAATATGGGTCGTCAGGCAACAATGGGTGGCCGACAAAACCTAGCTAATGAAGAGACCAACCGTCCTAACTTTGGCAAAGACACTACAAACTTTCAATATAGAAATGCCAAGCCCCCCGGAATGGCTCGTGGTGGTGCAATGGGTGGCCGTCAGAATCTAGCCAACGAGGAAACTAATCGTCCTAACTTTGGAAAAGATACTACAAACTTCCAGTACAGGAATGCGAAACCGCCCGGAATGAGTGCAGGCGGAAAAGCAGGAAAGATTCGTGGCTACGGGATGGCCCGTGGTGGTAAAGCCTGTAAGATGATGTAAGGAGGGTTGCATGTCCACATTAAAGATTCTACAGAATGGTACATTCGCTGATGGAGAAGGTGTTTATCAGATAGGCTACGAGCTTGAGGATGGTTCTTTTGACATCGTTGAGCATGATGTTATGCGTAAGGATGTTGCTGAAGCTAAACTGTCTGAGATGGGCGTAGCTAAACCCGTAGAGATGGAGAGAGCGCGAAGCAACACTGGGCATTTTGTAGCGGATGATCCTACCACTCCAGATGTTAACGAAGCGTATGTGCCTAAGAAGAAGAAGGCTCCTGCTAAAAAGAAAGCGGCTGTTAAGAAAAAGAAAGCATAAGGAATTGTATGTCCGTTGCGGATAAGGTTGATCCAGAGCTTTTAAAACAAATCCCTAATCTGCCGCTAGAACAGCAGAAAGAGGTTCTAGTCTTATTAGAAGAGCTAGAAGAAGCAGAATCCAAAGAGAAAGCAAGGAATAGCTTCATGGGGTTCTGCAATAAGGTTTGGCCTGCCTTTATTGAGGGCAGGCACCACAAGATCATGGCAAACGCCTTTGAACGTGTTGCTAGTGGTGAGTTGAAGCGGTTAATTATTAACATGCCTCCTCGTCACACTAAATCAGAATTTGCATCTTATCTATTACCTTCATGGTTCTTAGGTAAGTATCCAAATAAAAAAGTTATTCAAACCGCTCACACTGCTGAATTATCAGTAGGTTTTGGTCGAAAGGTGCGTAACCTAGTAGACAGCGAAGACTACAAATCTCTTTTCCCCTCTGTCGGGTTGAGGGCTGACTCTAAAGCCGCAGGGCGATGGAGTACCAGTGCAGGTGGCGAATACTTTGCTATCGGTGTTGGTGGTGCTGTAACAGGTAAAGGCGCAGACCTTCTGATCATTGATGATCCGCACTCCGAGCAAGAAGGTCAATCGGGTGACCCCTCCGTTTTTGACAAAGCCTATGAATGGTACACATCTGGCCCTCGACAGCGACTTCAACCGGGAGGAGCTATTATTATTGTTATGACTCGATGGCATAAACGAGACTTAACAGGGCAGATCATAAAAGCCTCAACACAAAGAACAGGTTCTGATAATTGGGAAGTTATTGAATTTCCTGCCATCATGCCTTCAGAAACACCACTATGGCCTGAGTTCTGGCCCATGAAAGAATTGGTTGCTCTAAGAGAAGAGCTTCCATCATCTAAGTGGAACGCACAGTATCAGCAAAACCCTACCTCAGAGGAGGGTGCGCTTGTTAAACGCAACTGGTGGAAGATATGGGAGCGAGATAACCCACCCCCTTGCGACTTTATAATACAGTCTTGGGATACAGCATTCCTTAAGACACAACGGGCTGACTACTCAGCGTGTACTACATGGGGCGTATTTTACGCACCAGATGATGAAGGCCAGACTGTAGCTAATATAATACTTCTAGATGCTTTTAAAGAGCGTCTGGAGTTTCCTGATCTTAAGAAGAAAGCACAAGAGTTCTATATTGACTGGCAACCTGATGCTTGTATCATTGAAGCCAAAGCCGCAGGTACGCCACTAATCTTTGAATTAAGAGCAATGGGAATACCTGTTTCTGATTACACCCCCTCTAGAGGTAATGATAAGATATCTAGGGTTAATGCTATATCTGACATGTTTGCGTCAGGAATTATATGGCGACCTGAAAGACGCTTTGCAGAGGAGGTAGTAGAGGAATTTGCGGCATTTCCTAACGGAGAGCATGATGACCTTGTGGATTCGTCCACTCAGGCACTTCTACGCTTTAGGCAGGGTGGATTCTTAAGGTTGATGTCAGATGAAGAAGACAAGCCCTTAGATAGTCACAGAAGAGCGGATTATTATTAAATGGCAAAAAACAAACAACAAGATCGAATAGAGTCTGCGTTTATCAAAAAAGGGTTTATAAGGAACCCTCAGTTATCCACATCTAGGTATGTTACACTTGAGGACGATATGAACAGTGTATACATCTCAGAGCTAGGCGAACTAGCTTGGGAGTCAAGATCAGTGGAAAATACTGGAGCAGAAAAAGTATTTCAACCCGTGTGGCAAGTAGCAGGAGTTTAATATGAAAGGCATGAAGAAGAAAGAACCAAAAGGCTATATGGGCGGTGGTGAAACAGGTCATGAGGCTAACAAAGTTAAAGCCTACAAAGCAGGCGGAAAAACTACTGTTGCTCGCGGAAGCGGTGCGGCAAGACCTCAGAAGTTCGGGAAGAACGGATAAGTGGCAATTGAAAAGCCTCTAGTCACTCCAGATCAACTAACTGCCGAAGAAGCAGATGGTGCTTTGGAGATTGAAATAGTAAATCCTGATTCTGTTGGGATTGAAACACCTGACGGTGGAATTGTGTTTGACTTTGAGTCAGGCAGTGATCCTATGGGTGATGTTCCCTTTGATGACAATCTTGCAGAATATATTGAGGATAAAGAATTATCTTTAATAGCAAACGAGCTTGTTAGTGCATTTAAGTCAGACAAAGAAAGTCGATCAGACTGGGAAAAGACTTACATAGAAGGTTTATCTCTTCTTGGTCTTAAGCATGAAGACAGAACAACTCCTTGGGATGGTGCGTGTGGCGTATTCCACCCAGTCCTAACCGAAGCTGTTATAAAATTTCAGTCACAATCTATACAAGAACTATTCCCTGCAAGTGGCCCAGTTAAAACGGCTATAGTGGGCATTATAGATAAAGAGAAAGAGAAGCAAGCAAGCAGAGTTCAAGATTATTTAAACTACTTAGTCACTGAGAAGATGACTGAGTATCGCGCAGAAACTGAAAGATTATTGTTTTCCTTGCCATTAGCAGGGTCTGCCTT